CAGAGTCGAGGACATTCAACGCCGCCTCGGCGGGTCGCGTGAACAGTCCGAACATGGGGATTCCTTTCGTCAGATTTCCACAGTGACCGCCGCCCAGGGGCCGCGGCCGAAGGTTTCCGAGACCTGGGCGACCCGGACCTCGTAGGGCGCCGCGGCGCCGTCCGACGCCTGGGCGGCGGCGGTGTAGGTGAAGGCCGGGGCCGGGGCCGTGACGGTCCGCCAGGGCGCGCCCGCCGGACCGATCTCGATCAGGTAGGACTCCGACGCCTCCCCAAGGGGGACGTCGCCGCCGTCCTCCGCCCAGGTGTCGCCCTCGATCCGCGTCCGGCGGAGCCAGGACAGGGCCAGGTCGCCCGAACCGTCCCGAAGCGCGGCCAGGTGCGCCGGGGCAAATGGACGGCGGCCAATCCCCCGGAAAGTGACTTGCTCGACCGAGAACGAATCCCCGAACGGGTCCTCCGTTGCGGGACCAAAGCGCCACCAGAACGCCCGGCCGATTTCCGTCGCGGCCATGTCGACCGGGCGGACCGAAGGGTCGAGCACGACAACCCGCGCGCCCGCCGCCAGCGGCGCCGACGACCGCGCCCCCTCGGTTCCGCGTTGACCGCGTAGAAGGGGCGAAAGGCGCCAGGTCAGGGGGCCAACCAGGACCGCGTCGCGGAACTGGACGACCTCCCATTCGCCGGGGGAATGCTCGACCGCTAGGGCGTTTGATCCCGTCAGGACGTCGACCTCGGGTCGTGAGACCAGGGTCCCCGAGTAGAGTTGAACCTCCAGAGTCTCGCCCGACCAGGTGAAGGGGCGGCCGGGGTCAAGCGCGGCGGTTGTCTCGCCAACCGCGGCCCGGACCCCGAGTCGCGTGTTGAGGGAAAACCCGGTTTCCTGATCCGGCGAGCGGTGGAAATCCGCGCCGCCGGGCCAAGGCTTTGCGTGTGCGGCGATCCATCCCTTCCAGTCGTCGGCCGCCTGGTCGACCAGCAACGGCAAGTCGAGAAAAACCGCCGTAATTCCCGCCGCCCCAAGGGTGACAGCGCGGGGCGTGGCGCGGGCCAGGCCGCCAGAGGGGGCGAAGGCCGCGGCGTCATAGCTTGACGCCTCGACCCCTATCCGGTCCCCAGACGTGATCCGGTCGACGATATAGAGGCGCGGGCGGCCGGGGACGACCTCGATCGGGACCAGGCGCCCCGCCCGAACGTCGTCGCGGGACGGGGGCAGGGCGAAGGATATCCGGTCTCGCCCCTGGGCGGCGGTGCGGATGATGGTCTCGGCCGCCGCGGTCGCCCGGTCCAGGTCCAGGACCAGAGGCGTCTCCGCCTCGGCCGTCCCCGATTCCGGGCCGACCTCGATCGACGCCCGCGCGCCCGCCCGGTCATAGTCGCGCAAACCATCGGGGAACCGGAGGACCGCGACCCGCGCGGCCTCTTTCGGCGCGCCCCGGACGGCCGAGAACCGTTGCGCCCCGCCCGTGTCGACCATGTCGTCCGGCACGACCGGCGCGGACGGAAGCGCCGCCAGTCGCGACCGGAAGGCCAGGCGCGCGCCTTCCTCGATCGCGTCCAGGCGGAGAATCGACTCCCAGGGCTGGAGGTAGTCGCGAAAGCCGGTCGGTCCCGTGGTGGCGTAGCCGTCCGCCTGGCCGAAGGCTTGTGCCAGGTCCAGGTCGGCGGGGTCGATTCCGTGCTTTTCCACAAGCCTCCGCTGGATTGCCTCGGCGGCAGGCACAGCCCCGGCCCGGCCGTTCCACCAATGCCCCCGGAACCAGTCCGGGCCGTCGGTCCAAACCCCGGTCGCGACCGGAAATTCCGGCCAGGGCCGCGCGTCCCAGGCCCACACCAGGACATCGGCGGTTGAGAGAACCCCGGCGCCATTCGCCCCCCACCATTCGAGAAGGGCGCGGAGAAACTGGCGGGTGATGAAATCGTCGCGAACCCCGGCCGAGAAATACGGCAAGGCCGACTCGGAGGAATTCGCGGAAACGAAAGCGTTCGGCCGGTTCGATCCGAGGTCGATCGACGGGCAACCCGTTTCGGTAAACCAGACGGGTTTCGAGCCCGGAACCCATGCGGTCGGGGTGGCGGACCGGACGCCCGCCGGGCGGTTGTGGTGCGCGTTTCCGTGCCAGTCGCGGATCGCCTTGTTTCTGAAAACCCAGGGCTCGGCGTGGGCGCCATCGGAGACCGGGGTCCGAACCTGGGCGGCGCGGTCCGCGTCGCTCAGATAGAACCAGTCCCAAAACTCGCCGCCCTCAATATTCGCTTTCAGGTAGTCGAGCGAATAGACCGAGGTCCAGCCCTTGTCGGGGTTATAGTCGGCGTGATCGACGCCTTCGCGCCAATCAGAAAGCGGCATATAATTATCGATGCCGACAAAATCGACATTCGGCGAGGACCAGAACGGGTCGAGGTTGAAAAACACGTCGCCCGAGCCATCGGCCGGCCGGTGCGAATGGTATAGCCGCGCGGGCGTCCTGATTTTTGGCATGTGTGACTCCTCAGTCCTCGGGGTCGACCGGATTCCCATCCGGCCCGAGAGGGGGTTCGGCGGGGCGCGGAGAGGCGCCAGGGGCGGGCGTGGGCAGCATCGCGGCGGGCATGGGAAGCCCGGCCGCTTTCAGGGTTGCGAGGTCCTGGGCGGTGCGCTGGACGACCGTCTCGAAGTCCTCGCCCCGTTCGGCGACAATGTCGGACGGCGCGCGCAGCCGGTTGCGGAGGTCCGCGTCGTTCGCGTTCGCGTCATCTTTCGGATTGACCGAGGGCCAGCCCCGCGGCCGCCATGTCGCAGCGGTGAATTTTTCCAGTTTGGAAAAGGGGAGAGCGATCTCCCCCGACAGAATCGCGCGGGGCAACCAGAGCCGGAAGACCTCCCCGTGCATTGCCTCGGCGAGGTCCCGCTGGAACATGCGCCATTCGTCGCGCTCCTCGCCTCGCCCGTCGCGAAGGCTGGAAAAATTGGCGCCCTCCATGTCCGACGAAAGCCCGGCATATGAGACGCCGAGCCCCGCGGCGCCGCCGCGTATCATCGCCTTGTTGAATGCGGGCATTTCCCCATCGGGATAATTCGGCGACCAGGACGCGGTATCGTATCCCGGCGGCAGGGTGAAGGTCGACCCCGCCTCGATTTCCTCCGGTATCTCGCCCGCGCCCGACCCGGCCGCGGGACCCTCGCCCGGGTCATGCTCGGATTTCAGAATCAGCATTGCCGCGGCGCCGTAATGGGCGGCCGCCAGTGCCGCCTCCTCGTATTGCGACAGCATGTTGAACCGGCGCAGGGCGGTATGAGATTGCGGGACGCCCAGGGCTTGCATTGCCTCGTTAGGCCGGTAGACGTGGACAATCTCATCGGCCGGGACCCGGACCCGGCGCAGCCCCGGTGCGTGGCGCGGGGTCAGGGGGTGCGCGGTGAACAGGTAAAAGGCGAGGACCCGCCCGTCGTCGTCGAATTCGATTCCGCCGTCGACATAGGACCCGCCGCCCAGGTCCTCGACCATGTCGACGTCGAGGAGGTCAACCGACAGGACCTCGACCTGAAACCCGAACGGGCCGCGGTTCGCGCCGGTCCGGGTCCGCAGCAGGAAGTTTCCCTCGCGGGCGATCATCGTCGCGGCGACGTTCTCGACATTCCACCAGGACAGGCGGCCGCAAATTGTGCAATTGCCGCGCTTGCCCCACATCGACCACGCCGCCTCGATCACGCGGTTTGCGACCTGGTCCGCCTTGCCGGTCGCCGGGTCGCGGACGTCCATTTGCAACGTGATTCCCTTGCGCCCGACAACATGGCGCCGGACCATCATTTCGTAAGATTTCAGATAGTCGATGTTTTGCGCCGCGTGGCGGGCGTGTGCTATCAGCCCGCGAAGGTCGCGCCGGGCGTCCTCGCGAGGCCAGGGAAGGCCGAGGCCGAACCGCCCGGCCAGGCGATCCGGGCGGGCGGCCATGTAGCGCCGGACGCCTGGGGCGGCGGCAATCTGGCGGGCGGCGCGTGATACTTTCGGCGGCGCCGTCCAGGAAAAGGCCGGATCCTTGCGGTCGCTCATTTGAATGTCACCTTATTGACCAGAATTGCCGATCCGCCTTCCTCGCGCTGAACCTTTGCGCGGTATATCCCGACCAGCTTTTCCAGGATTTCAAGCGGGGTGCGGGAAATGGATCGGCCTTCGATCGTGTAGGACTCCGCGTCTTTTGTGATCCGCCCCTCGATCCGCGCCTCGATCGCGGCCAGGGTCCGCCGCGCCGTCGACCGCGTGTCAGCCGTCGATGTTGCGGGGTCGGGTTCGATCTTGAACGAACCAAGGCCGACCGACGCCCGGGCGCCATCGGTCGGGCGGGTGAGCATGGCGCGCCAAGTATAGCGGCCAGGCGCGAAGGCGATTGTCAACGCCGGGGCGACAGAGACCAGGAAGCCCGCAGAGTCGGCGGTGGCGGTGATCGTGAGCCGCTCCGCCTCGGCCGGGTTTTTGCCCGATCCCTCGCCCAGGATCAGGACGGCCGAGACCCCCGGCGGCGGCGCCCATTCGAGGCCCGACGGCGTGTCCGCTGCGGCGACGATCGCGCCGCGCGATAGCCCCGCCTCGGCCGACCAGTCGGAACGGCCGGCCGCGACCATCGCCGACCAGGCGGCAAGCGTTGTCTCGATCCCTTCGCCGACGATCATCCGGGGCGAGGTCGGGCAGAACTTGACCGGGTTTCCGAAGATCGCGCCGGTCCGGCCGATCCATTTTTTCGGGACCCTGGTCCCGTCGACCAGGCGCGCGCGCCCCTGCGGCGCGATCCAGGTCCGGTGAACCCCGACCAGTTGCCCCCGGCCGATCGCCGCGACCATCGCCGGGCCGCGAAAGGCCGGATCTTCGCGCTTGCGGTCCTGGCCGGGCGCCCAATAGTTCAATTCCGGGTGCAGCCGCAGCGAGGCCGGGACCCCGCCCAGGGCGGAGACCCGGACGCCGCGGGCGTGCAGATAGTCGCGGAGAAGGGCGACGGGGCCGCGCGCCTGGCGCCAGATCATCCGCGCGCCCTGGAGCCGCGCCTCGGCGTCGCGGGCCGCATGGCGCGCCGCCTTCGCCTGGGCGGCGGCGTGGCGGGCGGCCCGCTCGGCCATTTTCGCCGGGTCCTCGGCCGGGTCGAGCCCGGCATCGTCCGCCAGCCGCTTCAACGCGGCCGCGGCGTCGAGCCCGTCCAGTTGCATGACGAAATCGACGACCGAGCCCTTGGCGTCGCAGCCAAAGCATTTGAACCAGCCGCCGCGCCCGGAAGGCTCGACGATATGAAACGACGCG